CCTGATAATACCCTAACAACCTTCAGCGCGTTGCCATACTTTAAGAATGCCGCGGCTGTAAGAAAATACTTAGCTGTACTGTCATCTGGCGTACCGAAATGTTCAGCTAGTTCTGATTCAGAACCTACTGTTTTAATTTCAGCAACCGGACCCCAGTTAAATGATCCTGCAAATCCGCCAATACTGGTAGATACTGCTGGAATCACGCTAGTTGCGTCGATCTCTTTGACCTCAACGCCTGGTGATACTTGAAATGCCATCGCTTTATCCTCTTTTTGAGTTAGTTAATATGTCTCATAATACGGTTATATTCAATATGTTTATTTATACTTATCGAAATTCTAAGTGTCGGTTCTATCTTCTTTACCGACGTGATCAGATAGAATAAATCTCCTGTTTGGGTTAACTGCAACTTTAAATGTAGTCATTAAATCTCTATTTAATAACATTTCCGAAGCAGAATCAGTTGTAGTTAAACCAACCCTTGTATTTGGGTATGATTTATTATTAAAATTAACAGTTATTTCTATAACTGGTCTTTTTTCCTGGACTGTTGGTAATCTTCTAGCTATTGATACATCTACTATTTCGGATTTAAATTTATTACCATTCTTTTCCCATATAGCTGTATCGCCTTCTATTTCTAGTTTATCTACATGTAGCATACTAGCATTTGTACCATTTCCAGTGTCAAACTTACCCCGTATTGGATGATCTAACCCTTCGATTGTTATTCTTTCTATATAACCACACTCTGTTCTAAATAGTGGTTTCCTATGTAATTCGTGTATAAAATGATCTATTATATTAGCCAATACCTGCTGATCGTTAATTTTTCCTATAGATTTACCATCTTCTAAATCATAACCATTAAAGTGTGAACGAATACCAGGTGAACCATTTATCTCTAATATGTAATAATCTTTTCCAACTTTACAATGATCAACACCGCAATATAGTGCGCCAGTCGCACGTGCGGACTGTTTAACGAGCTCTTTTTCTTCATCCGATAGTTTATATGGCCTAGTTTTTGCACCTAAGTGGACATTGTTTCTAAACTCTTTATCATCTTGTTTAACTCTTTCTGCTGCTCCTAATATTCTACCATTTACAACCAATGTTCTTATATCTGATTCTAAAGGTAAATATTCCTGGATTAATAACTGTGCTTCATATTTCCATAAGGATTGACAAACAGAAACTAATGATTGTTTACTCTCTGCTATAGAAACACCAACACCTTGTGTACCAGTTAATGTTTTAATAACTACTGGAAATTTACCACCAATCTTTTTATGTGCGCTTTCTATTGATTTAACATTTGTTATAACAGATGATTTAGGTGTAGGTATATTATTACGATCTAGAGCAATTACGTTTGACATTTTGTTATCACATAACATCATAGATTCTAAATCGTTAACCATAAAGAAACCGTATGTACCTAATGTTGATACCAGAGACTGTGATACTAAAGTTTGTATAGCTCCGGCTCTTACGAATACAATTGAATTTTCTTTAGATATTTCTACTTCGCTATCTTCACCATCATAATTTTGAAAAACAACAGAACCTAAATCTACATCTGCGTTTGATATATAAGCTTCTTCTACATTTATTAATGTAAATTTCATTCCACGTTTTTTAGTTATCTTACCAACTATATCAGCGAATGTTCCTTCTTCATCACCTAACCCAAGAACAATACAATGTAGCTTGGAAGGGTCTTTTTCAAATACTACCTTCTCCGCGAGATCATCCTCGTATTCGATTGTCGGCTTAGGATCTATGTAGTCTTTAAATTTCATATTACCAGTTTATAAATTTTGTATCGTCCTCGAACCATACGTTTCCATCTTTGTCTTTAGTATATTTATGCTCTTCAGATTTCTCACCTAAGAAACCGACAGGAAGCATATCATCTTGTATTGCTGCTAATCTTTCACGATATAACATATCTTTCATATCAATATCGGTTAATGATCTAAATATATCGGTTGTAGTAAACCAAGCAAATAAAACTAAATTCATCATTAAGTCATCGTGGTTAGGTGCTATAGCCATAAAAGAATTACCCTTAGAAACAAATGTACTCATTTCTATTATAGTATTAGCATCCACGATTTCTAGTTTTTTCTGTTCTATTAAATCTTTTATTGTAGAACATCCAATACGTTTTACCCGTCTAGTCATTGTAGCACCAATAGCATTTGCTTTCACAGATGATTCTACAAATATATTTTCATATTCTAAATCATAATATAATCCATTACAAACTACTGCGCCTTGGTCATTAGATTCTACAATGACGTATGCATCATTATAACTCCTAGCATATTTGTATATAACATCAGGAAATAGCATAGGAGATAAATTATTATCTCTAAAAGTAGCTACTTGTTTAAAAGGTTCTACACTTACATCTATAATAGTAAATGTACTATAATCTTGTCCTCTTCCCTTTGCAACATCCACGGTCATTATATACTCATGACCTTCTAATGCCTGTTCGTATATCCAAGCATTTTCTTTTATTAGTTCTGGTTCTTGACTTTTTTGTGAAAGCAGATAATTAGCATCAATTAATGTATTACCTCTTCCGTGAAAAGTATTACCAAATTCTTGTTCAAATTGCAATTCAGAAGTATTTGAAATAGTTTCTTTTTGCCATTTCTTATTTCTTCCTGGTACATCCCACCAATCTATTCTAAAAGGCTTATAATCATTTGTTCCTTGTACTGCACCTTCCCATAGTTTATGGTATACATTACCTATTCCGTTTGCAGTTGAACATATTATAATCTGTGTATCTTTACCTGCTGATACCACCGGATATGTTGATGTATAAAATTGTGCATCATTATCAATAAAAGCAAACTCATCTAAAAATAATAAATTAATAGATAAACCCCTTATAGAACTTCCAGAGGTTGCTGCTGCTAATATCTTAGAATTATTACTAAACTCTAATGAACCTTTATTTAATGCCTTAGTTCCTGGCTGTAAAAAGAAAGGTAAGTTTTCTAGAGCTAATGTTATACGTGCTAACATTTCTCTAGCTACCGCACCTTTGTTCGCAAGTATAGCTATAGTTTTTTCAGGGTGAAATACTGCATACCAGAGTATATAAACCACACTAGATATACTTTTACCACTCTGTCTACATGCTAACACTATACTAAATCTATTATCATTAAAGTGTTTAAACATCTTCTTTTGATAAGGATATAGATTAAATGGTACTAATCCTTCATCTAAAGATATAATCTTAACATACTTCTTAGCAAAATATACAGGATCTTTCATACACTTCATGTACTCCTGTATTTCCTGCTTACTGAATTCTGTTTCTACGCCATCCCGTTTTACATTGGGATTACCTAGATAACCAAATTCGTTATTCTTAATTCTCTGCATCAATAAAATCTTTATCTAATATCATCTTTTGTAAATCAGCTGTACTTCCTACAAATAAATTGTTATTAGTTACCAATCGTTTCTTTTCTTCTTCAACTTCTTCTTTGTTTAAAGCTTTCTTATTCTTCTGTAATTCCATAAGTTTATCAGTAGTATCAGCTACATCCTTAATAGCTCTACTTAAAACTTCGAACGCCCGCGGGTGTTCGCTCTCGCGGGCGAGCTCGGCGAGTACGTCGAGCGAGCGCATGCCCGTATTAATTAAGTCTTTATATGTGGATCTTGCCAGTTCATAATCATCTTTAATATCTTTCTTTTCTTTATCTGCGATAATTACTTCCGACTTTTTGATTCCAGGAAGATTTTTCTCTAGTGACTTTTGTAGCTTGTCTTTTTTGTCCATAATATATCCATTACGATGTTAATACTATTACCTGTCCACCCATCTTAGCGTGGTTAGCACAATAATAGAACATATTTTCCGGTGTGTTTTCCACTGGTGAAAATAATGTCCTAGATGTTGTAAATGTTAGTGTGGTACCATTTGCAATACTTTGTGCAGCAGAGAGGGTTAATGCATTACCATCGATGTTAGCCACAGTAGTATTAATTCCTGTAGCAGTAACTACATCACCAACTTTTATATTTGTATTAGAAGCTGTTAATGTTACACTTGCACTTGAACTAACTGCACCATTTACCTGACCAGTTGTAGTAGTTGTATCTGTTACTACCCCTGTTGTATATGCTACACCCCCAGCTCCATGAGTTCCATCATTTGTGGTTGAAAATCTAATTGGATGTCCACTTGGATGATGGAATATATAAGTGTTTCCTCTATATAAGGTTAACGTAGGTTGTACTTGGGCAAATAAGTTAAATTTATTAGAAGTAAATGTTAAACTAGTATTATTTGCAATGCTCTGTGCTGTAGTTAATGTTATTTTAGTTGGGGAATTAATAGCAGATATTTGCGGTGTACCACTTACACCTGTTCCACTTACCGTGTGACCAATCTGTAATGCTGATGTATTCACAAGCTGTAATTCTGCAGAGTTTGATGCTGCAGCTGCTGTTGTCACGTTTACCGGATAAGGTTCAACTGTTACGTCATATATGAACTGATCTCCTCCAACCACAAATTGGTTTTCATCATAAGCTACAGTAACTACTTTATTATCTGCAATATCAGAAGGTCTAACAGTATAATTAAGTCCTTCAAAGAATTCACCTGTTTGTCTATTTTCAAAGTCAAGATTAACTTCTCTTATAACACCCTGGTTCACTGTTGGACCATAGAACTTCATTTTCATTGTAAAGTCTAATGTGTATATCAATACTCTTCTTTCTTCAAAGCTACCTTCGTATTGATCATCAATATTTACCCCAGTCAATATAACCGGTACATCTTGTTTTAAATCAAATCCATCTACTGGTTTAATTGTTAATGTATATTCTGGCTGGAAGAATGGAAGTATTTGTTCCATTATTTGTAATCCATCGTCTTGATTTTTTGCAAGAATGTTTAGCTGCATACCAATATTATATGCTGTGTAATTTTGTAATGTTTTCTTTTTGGTTACATCTGAACCATGATTCTCTACAATCTTATTTCTTTTTTGTCCTTTTTGTACAACATCTAATTCTAGTCCAGTAATTTCAAAAGCCATACGGGGTAATTTAATACCCATCGGAGCATCAAATCCTGTCTCTTGATCTAATCTTGCAAGAAACTTTTGTTTAGGTCCATATGCTAATGGTACACGTACCTGGTTAACAATAGAACCATCGCTCTTTTTTCTTACAACAGATATATCATTAAACAGTGTACCAAACACTGCTACGGATTTTCTCATTGTTGCGTGATAGAAATGAAGCCCGAACATTAGTAAGTCTCCGAAGGATCGCCAAATGGATTTGTTTCACTGAAGTCAATAAAATCATCTGCAAAGTTTTCAAACTCGACATTTTGTGCACCACCATCGGTGTCAAAAGTTTCAGTTGTATCTGTTAATCCATATAACTTGGTAACATAAGCAGCATAGTTATTGATTGAACCGTTTAATGGGTTAGTATTTGATTCGATAAACTCTCGAGCTACACCATCACTGTTCTTAACTTCGATATTAGAAACTCCAATCTGAGATGCTGTATCTGATGTTTTAGTTCTATTCTGAACTTCACCACTAACAGTTATATCTAAACCAGCCGCTGTTACGCCAACCGTTTGGGTAACTTGCTCGCCAATTTCGTAATGATTGCCACCTGTGATAGCTAAATCCAGTGTGACCTGATAAGCTGATGCACCTGTTTTTTGATCTATAGATTCTATGCCTGTATCGAAATCTTCGTCTGAATATTCGAATAGTGAACAGTTTAATCTGTATACAGGTAAGTTAGATAGTTGATAGAATGGCGAATCATCTTCTACATAAGATATTTCAAAGAAAGAATTGGTCATTGGAAGGAATATAACATCGCCTTCCTGTGGTCTCGGGTTAACAAGATCAGAAGAGAATATACCTATGATCTTTTCCCATTGTCTTCTAGAGATTACGAATGTTGCTTCGTCTCGTATTTCTAAACCAAACTTGGAGAATAAATCCCCTTGTCCTTCAAATCCGTCTACGTTTTCTAAATAAGCTTCTATTAAATATGCATCATCGAATTTAGATGCGGGATCTTCATTGAGTACATTGTCACGATTCACTAATGTTCGAGGAATGTAATATACATCCTGACCGAATATTTTTAGGCTTTCTATAACCAGATCTTCGTAAAGATTTTGTTCTGATCTAACTGCCTGAGAAAAGAAAACTGATCTTGGCATAATTTATCCTGTATAGAAATCGACTGGTTGTTCCCAATTTAATCTACACTCTTCCTCTAATTTTAAAATTTCTTCATTAGCATCATCAAAGAGTTGTCTACCATTAAATGTTACTCCACCCGGCATTACCATACCTTCGAACTTTAATAGATTTGTTCCCCACTGTCTTTTAATAAGTGCCGTGCAATATCTTTTTAAGAAGTAATCATTATAAACTTCTGTATATGTATCTGGATCTATTACTCTATTACATTCTATAATTAAGTAATCATCCCTATCAACTTCTTTATTCCAATCCATATCTATTCTGAGCTGATCTTTATGTTTGTCAAAGCTAAGATGTTTTGTGCTATCATCGATTACCATATCTAATAATGATAACCATTGTTGTGTCATAACATATTCACTTAAAGATCCTAAGAATCCTAGTGAATAAATGTCATTTAAGTGCATTTGATATTTAATGTCAAACATATTGGTAGATGTAGTTGCTTCCTCTATTGGAAATACATCTAATACATCTTGAACTAATTCTGGTGTGGTTATATAACCATTCTC